GGCCATGAGGGATACATCCATGTCGGCATGTACCCTGACGGCAATCCTGGTGAGGTTTTCATCAAGATGGCGAAGGAAGGCAGCACTGTCAGTGGGTTGATGGACGCTGTGGGTGTGTTGACTTCGCTGTCGCTGCAGTACGGCGTTCCGTTGAGTGTGCTTGTGGATAAGTTCAGCTTCACGAGCTTCGAACCGTCAGGCGTCACTGAGAACGCAGATGTCAGGCTGGCGCGCTCGCCGCTGGACTACTTGTTTCGCTGGTTGGGAACACAGTTTCTTGACCAGCCTGGAGAATCGGTGGCGGTGGTGGCGGAAAGTGCCACCAAGGTTGATTCGAGTGTGATGTGCCGGAAGTGCGGCAACCCTGCACAACGATCTGGTTCATGTGTGACTTGTCCTACTTGCGGCGAAACTTCAGGCTGCGGGTAAAAGTCAGAGTGATGTGTGGGCCAGGCGTACCTGGTCATGGAGGGAAATTCATGTCGGCAACAGGACGCAGTGACGTTCGGAAGGAATCTGATTTTTATGAAACACCAGCTTGGTGTGTTCGACTTGCGGTGGAGGCCATAGACCTACCAACGGTGGGTGTGTGGCTTGATCCTGGGGCTGGTCATGGTGCGATCATCAAGGCCGTGAACCAGGTGAAACGAGGGGTGGATTGGGACGGGATTGAACTGCGTGCTGACTGTGCGCAGGATTTGAAACCGTTGGTAGATCGTCTGATCATTGGTGACTTTTTGGAGTACCCATTTGACCAGCGGTACGTGGTGACGCTTGGGAATCCACCGTTTGGGCAGGCAGAAGAATTCATTCGGAAATGTCTTGCCATCGCAGATCACACTGTGCTTTTGTTGCGCCTCAATTTTTTGAGCAGTGAAAAACGGCACGATTTGTTCAGTCTTTACTGCCCAGATGTCTACGTGCTTCCCAACCGTCCTAGTTTTACGGGTGGTGGCACGGACGCAACCGAGTACGCCTGGTTTCATTGGCATGACCAGCCAAAGTCCCAAGGAAAAATCAGAGTTCTTCCTCTCACGCCGAGAAACGAGAGGTGATGTTGTGAAACTCAGTTTGACAATCAACGAAACAAAGGGGCATCTTCGCCAGTTGCTGGAGACCAGGGAAGACCTGACAGCGGAACAGCGGTATTCGGTGATGGCAGCCATCGAGACGATGGGATTCATGCAGAAGCTGTCACCGGGGTTGCGGAAGGTTGTGGACGAGCAGCGACGGAAGAATCCACAGGCCACGATGACGCTATGACCGAGCGCTTCCCCTTCGACCGAGATTTTCAGATTGGACTTCTTGCGCTGATGAGTCAGCGCAACGATGTTCTTCTGTCCTGCCTGGACATGGTCGAAGCGGGTTACTTCGAGGATAAGGTGCTCGTCTGGTTTTACCAGGCAATGCAGGAATATTACACGAAGTATCAGGAACAGCCGTTGCTCAGTCCTGTTCTGCGCAACGAGATGATGGGGGCGGTTCGCAACGGCATCATCAAGCCAGATGAGATCGGTGAGTACGCAGAGGTGGGCAAGCGGTTGGGGTTGCCTGTGTTTGCTCAGCAGTACCACATCAATCAAATGACGCAGTTCTGTCGGCGTCAAGCGTGCAGACGTGTGTATCTGGAAACTGCCCCGTTGATGGACAGTGCGAATGACGAGTTCTGGGACTCTGTGATCTCCAGAGTGACAGACGCTGCCAATGTCGGCGGTGGTTACTTGGACATTGGTATGGATTACTTCTCAGACGCCCCAGATCGCATCCAGAGGCGTCTTCGGCATGAACACAAGATTGTGATGGCGACAGGGATCCCACGCTTGGACATCTTGCTGGGCGGTGGTTTGAAGGCAGGACAGCTTGGCATCTGGCTGGGCGGCACAGGTGGTGGAAAGTCCATCGCACTGTGCCATGTAGGCAAGCAAGCCATCGTACGTGGTTTTCGTGTTGCACATTACACGCTGGAACTTGACGAGGAAGATATCAGTGCCCGATACGATGCCAGCTTCACAAAGACCGACATCGACTATCTCGATCTGATGGCAGTTTCGGTCGAGGACTGGTTCAAGAGTCAGGGGTTCAAATACAAGGGTCGGATGTTCATCAAGCATTACCCGACTCGCCAGGCCAGCATCAACCACATCAAGAATCATCTCAGGCAGATGGCAGGCAACGGGTGGTATCCGGATCTCATCATCATTGACTACGGTGACTTGCTCAAGCCCACCACGACGTACAACGACGAGTACCAGGATCTTGGCGCAATTTTTGCTGACATGCGTGGGTTGGCAGGAGAGCTGAAGGTTCCTATCTGGACAGCCACTCAGGTCAACCGTGTGGGTCTCAACGCCGAGATCCCTGACATCGAACACATCGGTGACTCTCTGAAAAAGGCGTTCATCGCGGACATCGTGTTGGCTATCACCGCGAAACGAGAAGACTTCGAGCAAAACCAGTTGAAGATCTTTCTCGCCAAAAACCGTAACGGGCCTGCCAAACGAACGGTCAAGATCGGCTCTGCGTATCAACGCATGGCTCTGTGGGACCCGACGCGCGAAGCAGAATTCACAAAGGAGGAAAACCAAGGATCAGACGATGATGAATCTCACGGTGCGCCACCACCACCGAGTCCGGTGGCGTTGGGCAAACGGCGACCTCCCAAAGTGAAAGGTTTGAATTGACCTTTCAGCGTGAGACTGTTACGTTCCGAAAGTTCAGACTAGGACATCTGTGATTCTGTATGATTTCACATGTGGCGATTGCGGCCAGTTCGAGGGATTGGTAGTGTCGGGCACTGAGGAAGCTCAGTGTCCACGCTGCGGAAGTATGGCCGCCCGTGCCCTAAGCGCACCCAATGTTTGGGTGATTGGAAACGACCCAGTTCGCAAGTCGGAAGCCTTGCGTAAAAGGTCATACGACCACTCCATGAAAGAGGCCCGCAAGAACGCGGAAAACATTGCCTCGAAGATGGGTGGTGTGGCACGCGCGCAAACACCGTGGAACGTCAGATCGCAGAAGTCCGCTAAAAAAGCGGGCTGATGACGGACACTGTCGCACAACATATCCGGCGTTTGGGTGGAGAAGGGATCCTCACCGACTCGGATATTGCGTCCTTTTCGCAGGGATGCCAACGCATCTATCAGTTGATGTGTGACGGGCAGTGGTATGACGCTGTCGAGATCCGGGAAATCGCTGGCGAAAATGGTGTCCCAGCATCTGAAGGCTTGCGGCGTATGCGTGAGCTGCGCGATTGGTTCTACATCGATACGAAACGAAAGGAAGGTACCCGGCTGTGGGAATACCGGCTTCTTCCTTTGGACGCTGCGCCAACTGTAACCATGCGGAAGTGGGATGGCGTCAAAGCTGGCAAGTATTACCTCGTCGATACGATGGACAAGTTTTGGGATTTCCATCGCAATTTGAAGGAACAGCACCGCATCTGCATTGACACAGAGACCAACGGGCTGGACATTGTGCGTTCGGTTCCCTGTGGGATTGTTGTGGGTTGGGGTGTTGAAAACAATTACTACCTTCCCATCGATCACAAGACGGACGAACCACAGCTTGACATGGACCAGATCCGTGGACCGTTGCAAGAGGTGTTCGGTGACAAGGCAGTCACCAAGGTTTTCTGGAATGCCAAGTTCGACATGCACATGTTGTTGCACGTCGATCTGCATGTCAGAGGGGTGGTCCACGATGGCGTGGTTATGCTTCACTTACTGGACGAGAACACATCGAAAGAGTTGAAGATTGTGTCGGAGAAGTTGATCTCCAGATCTGCTGGCAAGTGGGAAAATGTACTTCACACGAAGAGAGGTGAGATTGCCTTGGCGCGGCGGAAAGAGTTCTCAGCCATGTTGCGTGACGTTTTGGCCAAGGAACGTCCACAGTTGGAAGAGAAATTCTTTGAAGAGAATCCGAAGTTGGCATTGCCGGGGGCGATCAAGAAGGGGCAACTGACCGCGCAGCTCAAGAAGGTTATCAAACTACGATTTGAGGGCCATCCGCTGGAGAAAAACAAGAAGGAACACATCACCTACGACTACGTGCCTCTGGACATCATGACCCCGTATGCAGCGGCAGACACACATTACACGCTGTTGTTGTTCAAAGATTTCTTCCTGCAGATCGCACAGCACGATGACCTGAAGAAGCGGTATCTGATTGAGATGGAGCTGTCAGGTCTGTTGATGGAGGTGGAGACGTATGGGGTCCAGATTGATGTTGACTATCTGAAAAGTCAGAAACCGAAGATCGAACAGCAGGTGAGGGATCTTCACAAAGACATCTGTGACGACGTTGGTTTCGAGGTCAACATCGATAGCAACCAGCAGCTGATCCAGGCGTTGAAGAAAGCTGGCGTTCGTCTGACACGATTGACGAAGGCGGGTGTCAAAGCACAGAAAAAAGGCGAACAGATCACCGAGAAGATGTACTCGGTAGACGCGGAAACACTCGACTACCTGGCTGCTGAGTTCCCGTTCGCTTCGAAGATCAAGAAGTATCGTGAAAAGCAGAAGTTGTTGGGCACATACATCATCAACATCATCGAACTGGTTGACGGCAAGTATTACCTGCACTCGACCTTCAATGCGAACGTGTCGACGGGACGCATGTCGTCGAAAGAGCCGAATGTCCAGAACATCCCAGCCAATGACCCTGTGATTCGCAGGGCGTTCATCGTTCCTTCTGGCAACAAAGAATACGTGTTCGTGTTTCTCGACTACAGCCAGATCGAGCTTCGGTTAACCGCACACTGGAGCAAGGACCCAATTCTGCTGAGTGCCTATCCGTGGGACGCACCATACAAAGATGTGCACAGCATGACCTGTGCGGACGTGGTTATGAATGTGCCGCTTGAGCTGGTGCTCCAGATCATCGAGGACGAAGATCACCCAGAGTTCAAGGAGTACAAATTCAAGAGGGATATCGCCAAGCGGGTCAATTTCGGCATCATCTACGGTGCTGGTCCTCCCACCATCCAGAGTCAGGTTTCCACCCCGGAACGTTTCGTTACCAGGGATCAGTGCAAGATCTACATCGCCAAATACTTTCAGCGGTATCAGGCCGTGAAGCAGTGGATCAACGTCACGACTCACCAACTCAAGCGTGATGGTTATCTCCAGAACACGTTCGGAAGGTACCGCCGTTTGGAAGTCAAGGCCAACGAGGAACGGTGGAAGCAGGAACGCAAAGGTCGACAGGGTGTGAACTTTCTCATCCAGGGAGACGCAGCAGATCTCTTCAAGACAGCTGCTGTTCGTGTTGACCGGCTACTCAAGAAGAACAAGGCGAAGACGCGCATCGTGAACTTCGTTCACGACGAGATGCAGTTTTACTGGCACAAGAAAGAGCTGGACCTGTTGCCACAAGTCAAGAGCGTCATGGAAGATTTTCCGCAGTTCCGTGTACCCATTGAAGTCGATATCGAGTATTCAGGGACAGACTGGGCTTCAAAGAAAACAGTGAGGGCAGCAGCATGAATCTGAAAGCGTTTAGTAGACACAACATAACTAGGTCGGCATCGCCCGAAGGGTTCAACCACAAGTCGGACAGTTGGTCGATTGCGGAATGGACGAACGCGCTTTGTGGGGAGGCAGGTGAAGCTGCCAACGTGGCGAAGAAGATGATCCGCCACAGAGACAATATTTCCGGCAACATGAAAGCCGAAGACAAAGACGTTGACAAGTTACGTGAGCGTCTGGCGTGCGAAATCGCGGATGTGATTATTTACGCTGACCTGACCATTCAGGCGCTTGGCATGGACACTGACAGTGTCCTGCGCAGCACGTTCAACGCGAAGTCCAAAAAGATGGGCTACAAACTTTTGATTCCGGAGGACTGAATCGTGGAAATGCCTGAAGTGAAGATCCAGATCGGTGATGTCGAATACGACAACTCGTTCAACGATGACATTCGGATTGATCGGACCAACCTCGACGATGAGCTGTCCACTCACGCTGAGAAGTATTGGTTTTACGCATACCTGGCAGAAGAGGCCAACTGGCGTGTGGGGGTTCTGGTGCATGAGTTGGACCAGCTGTACGCACGCACTGATTACGAAGTCCGTCAGCGTGGTGAGAGCATCAAGAAATCGGGTGGGAAGATCACCGAGAAGATGATCGAGAACGAGGTCATCACTGACCAGAAGTACCAGGCGAAGAAGCTGGACATGCTGGATGCCAAGAAGATGGCAGCACAGCTCAAGGCATGTGCCAACGCGATGGCTGCTCGCAAGGACATGTTGGTGCAGATCGGTGGAATTGCACGCCAGCAGATGGTCCCGGGAAGAATTGTCGAGGACAAGACGGAACACGCACACGAAATCATCAAACAGAACAAAGAGTCACAAGGGGCAGAACCCCCTCCACCGCCACCGTCAAAACCACGTCGGCGGCCATCAGTAAACGCAGGTAAATAGAAAGGAAACGTCATGGGTGTAGATCTTGATCGAGTAAAGCAGAAGAAGGTAGAAATCGAGGCGCAGCAGAGTGCTCGTGGGAGTTACGGATACCCACGTTGGAAGCCACAGCACGGCTCCAACAAGATTCGGCTGATGCCTCCGTGGACGAACGAGGGCGATTTCGCGAATTCGTTTGAGCGTGAAGTGTACTTTCACTTCGGGCTTGGTGCGGAAGGTGAGAAGAGGACATATGTCTGTCCGCACAAAACTCCTGGTCTGACACCTGGCATACCTTGTCCGGTTTGTGACCATGTCAAGGCGCTTCGGGCAACTGAAGATCCTGTGGACGCAGAGCAAGCGAATCAGATGGCTGCAAAGAAGCAGTTCGTTTCGAACATCGTCGATGTCAATGAGCTGGTCTACAAGCAGGAGGATTGGGACGAGTGGAAGGCCAACAGCAAGGACCCAGAGCGTGACCCTCCATTCCAGGTGGGAAGCACAAAGGTCCAGGTGTACCAGTACGGTCCTGGCATCTATGGTGACCTGATCAACCTGTTCGCTGAACTCAGCATGGACCTGACGGACTTGACGAAGGGATATGACATCCTCATCAACAAGTCGGGTCCCAAGAACCCGCAGACACAGCAGGAGCGGTTCAAGATCAAATACAAGGTGACCATCGATCCCCGCAATCGCACACAGGACATCGTTGGTGAGAACAAGATGATTGATCTTGTGGGTGCATTCCAGCCAAAACCACAGGCTGACATGTTGGCGGCTCTCCAGGCGCAGACCGAACCGGAAAGCAAGCAGGTCCCGAAGCAGGACACGGCTCCCCCACCTTCTCCCATTCCTGAAGAGAAGATTGAAGAGCCAGAACAGCTGCCTCCGGTGGAAGAAACCACGAAGACTGAAGCTGCACCAGAAGCAGCAGAAGAGGCTACGGATGAAATTCCGGAGTGCTTCAAGGACAAAGAAGTCTTCAACAGTGAAGATCCGGTTTGTATTGGTGGCGAGTCAGATGGACAGACCTTCGACAAGTGTCCTGTCTATCAGGAGTGTGGCGAAGCGGTTGGCAAATTGAAGCCTGTGCAAGTTCGTCGACCAGGTAGGCGTCCAGGCAAGAAGGCTGCGGAGGCAGCAGCGTCCACAGGAGGTAACGCGGCGACTGATCTCGAAGCAGAAATGCGCAGCGCTCTGAATACCAGGGAGTAACCTGTGCGTCGAGAACCAGCAAAGACAGGGTCTGTTGACGTTATCCACGCCAAATTGAAGGCGTTGCAGGACGATCTGAACAAGGCGTTTGGGCCCAACACGGCCCAGCGTCTTGACGCTCCTGGGGCACTTTCGAAGATCACGGATTCGCTTTCAACCCGCAGCATCGTTGTAGATTCGGTGCTGCGGGGTGGGCGTCCTGTGGGTTCGTCGTTGTTACCGTTTGGGAGACAGGTGGAGATCAGTGGTCCTGAGAACAGCGGAAAAACAACGCTGTGTGCGCAGGCGGCTGCGGAGGCGCAGGCTCAAGGTGGTTTGGTGATCGTCACAGATACCGAAGAACGTATCGATGACGACTACTGGGCTGAGTTGGGTGTGGACAACAGCAAGGTATTGAAAATCAATGCCAAGAACGTGGTGGAAGTTTTCAATCGCCAGTACAAAGTCTTGAAGCTGATCAAAGAAAAGTTCCCTGACGACAAGGTGGTGTTGATCTGGGATTCGTTGGGTGGCACCAGTCCTACGGCCATTGTGGACAGCAAGAAGAAGGATGAGACCCCTATGCAGCAGGCCAAAAAGGCCAACATGCGTTCGGCAAAAGACATTTCAGACGGCATCAAGATCATCAACGAGATGGTGACAGACACTCGGGTTTGTTACATGTACACGAATCATGAGTACACGAAAATTGGGGTTACGTACGGGGACCCCAAGGAAACGTATGGTGGTAACAAGCCCAAGTACTACGCAACTGTCAGAATTCGTTTGCAGTTCATAGGAAGGGTTGTTGAAGAAGACCCAAGCGGTGACACGAAGGAAATTGGTCGAAGGATCAAAGTGACGGCACTGAAGAACAGCATGGCTGGTGTTTTGCTGACGCGTGAGGCTGTTATCATGGCACACCGTGGATTCGTCAATGAATACACTGTGTGGGAATTGGGAGCCAAGCTGGGTGCCATTGAGAAGAATGGTTCGTGGACGACTTGGGTTACGCCAAAAAAGGAAGAGGTGAAGTTTCAGGGTTGGGAGGGTTTTTTGAACAAGGTTGTGCAACACCCTGAATACTTGGAACTTGTTGATAAAGTTGTCGAGGCGATGTGATGACGTACGACGATCTTTTCCCAGAGGCACACACGTACTATCCATACAAACACTGGAAGACGCCAAGAGTGCAGAAGATGTTGACTCAGTTGCGTTGTCAGAATTGCGGAAATGACACTGCGTGGACGTTTTACGACTGGCTCACAAGTGGTTCTGGTCCGATGGTTTGCAGCCCAGATTGTGCAAGTACGTTGTGGAACGATGAATGGAGTGAAAGTGAAGATCCTGATTTTTTCTGATCTACACGCTCACGCATTCAAGCCGTACGCGACCGTGCGTGATGACGGGATGAACAGCCGCCTGGCTGATGCAATCTCGTGCATTCATCAGATCAAGGACTACTGTCTGAAGAATGATGTGGATCTGATTCTGTTTGGTGGAGATTTGTTCCACGTGCGGAAGCATATTGCAGTGCCGACATTCAATGCTGTGTACGAGGCGATGTGTGAATTTCATGTCTACAAAATCCCGATGGTTCTCATTCCCGGGAACCATGACCAGGCAGACAAGGAAGGCACTGATCACAGCATCTACGCCTTCTCAACTTTCTGTAATGTGGCCAACGAACCCGGCTGGATAACAGTCAAGGGCAAGAGCGGTGCTCAGTACCAGATCCTCGCAATTCCATACACAGAGAATATTGAGCAATTACGACAACTTACATACGAACCCGTCAACCTGCCAGGAACCAAGTTCCTGTTGGCTCACCTGGGGATGCAGGGAGCCAAAGTGGGAGCAGACTTCGTCTACCGGAATCCTCACGATCCGGTGATCGAAGACCTGAATCCAGACCAGTATGACTTCGGGTTTCTTGGCCACTACCACATCCACCAGTACCTCACGAACAACATCTGTTATGTAGGTGCGCCTCTGCAACACAATTGGGGTGACAAGGGCCAGACACGTGGCTTTCTGGTTTACGACACAGAAGCCAAGACTGCTCAGCAAGTGCCATTGGATGCCCCCCAGTTCATTGACTGGACCAACGACGGCAACCCGACAGGTTTGCCAAATCCCGCATGCAAGGGGCACTACCTGCGGGAATACTCGAACTTCAAGCATAGCCTCGATGACATTGAAGGAGTCCGTCAGTCAGTGGGTGCGCGCTCGTACGAGGTGGTGCCTACCAGGAATGGCATCAAAGCCATCGACAACCGTCTTGGTATCGGTCCTGGGATGTCGATGGCTGAGGTGATTGAACGATACGTTTCGTCTGGTGTGCAGATCAACGACGATCTCGACCACCACTACCTTGTACAGTTGGCAACTGAAGTGCTGGAGGAAGTTGAAGAATGATGCCGGAAAATCTCAATGAACTCAAGGCAGGTGAAAAGGAAGTCACGGTTTGGAAGTTCTCCATCCCCATCCAGGATGAGTTTTCATTGGAGATGCCAACGGGGGCGGAATTTCTTCATGTTGCTATCCAGGACGGCACACCGAAGATGTGGATGATGGTTGACCCGACTGCCAACAAGAAGTTCTACAAGTTCAGATTGGTGGGGACTGGTCACCCGATTAAATTGTTCAGGCCGTTTGGAGGCTTGTCACATCTGGGTACGTTCATGGTTCTTGATGGCAAGTTGGTTTATCACCTGTTCGCACAATGAGATTCCACAAGGTCGCCATTCAGAACTTCCTGTCGTTTGGGGAACCCGCTGAGGTTCTTCAGTTGAGCGACCGTGGGCTCGTGATTGTGATTGGGATGAATTACGATGCCGAGGCTTCTGACAGCAATGGTGCAGGTAAATCATCTGTGATGGAAGCGATTCTCTGGTGTCTGTATGGCATCACGATGCGGAACTACAAAGGTGACGAAGTCATCAACCACATCAACAAGAAGAATTGTTTTGTCGAACTGGAGATTGAGGACGGGGACAACATTTATTTGCTGAAGCGCACACGGAAGTTGTCTGGAAAACGCCCCAACGATCTGCAGCTGACCTGCAACGGCAACAATATTACGCAGGGTACGAACGTGGAGACCCAGAGGACGGTGAACACTATCCTGGGTATGTCCTCAACCACCTTCATGCAGAGTGTGATGCTCAAGCACGGTCATCGATCGTTCTCAGACATGACCGACAAAGAGCAGAAGGAAGTCCTCGAAGACATCCTGCAGATTGAGCAGATTGGACGTGCGCGGGAACGTATCAAGGCTCGCACATTCGCACGGCAAGAACAGTTGGTGAAGACCCGTGCTGACATCTCTGCAATTGCTCGTCAGCTGGACGAGGTTCAGAGGCGGATGCACAAAATTGAACACGACAAGAATCAGTATGCTGTCATCCTGGAGCAAGAGAAGATTGGACTCAAACGCAAGCTCGTCAGTGTTGAGCTGAAGATTGAGGACATCTACGAAGCTACTGGTCTCGATGTTCTGATCGCGCTTCACGAAGACCTTGAGAAACACATCGAAGAGAGTGAGAAGCTGGAGCAGGAATTCCAGGACAAGAGGTTCTTGATTTCACAGGAGCACGCAGGCAAGCGCGAGAAAGTCGCCACAGAGGAAGGTGCTGTCAAGGGACGACTGCAACAGATCACCACCTTGTCAATGAACATCAACAAGATGGTCGGGACTGAATGCGGCACCTGTGGCCAGCCGATTGCACCTGACTCTGCGGAAAAGTGTCTGGCTGAGTGGGAAGATGAGAAGACGAAACTCGTGAAGAACCTGACCAGTCTGCAGAAGAAGCGCGACAAGGCTGTAGCCAAAGAGAAGGAGGACACGAAGGAAGTTCGGGGTCTGCTGGCACGTGCGCAGGAGAACACAAAGACACTGCGCACACAGTTGATGTTGTCTGGTGAGAAGATGCAGAAGCGATCTGTGGCTTTGCAGTCCATCTCCGATCTGGAGCAGGAGGCACTTCAGATCCAGTACGAAGTTCACAGCAGAGATGCGTCATCAAATCCGTATATCGCCATGTTTGACGAGGCTGTTGAGGAAGAGCAGGAGATGGTCAAGCAGACCAAGTACCTGAAGTACCGGGAACAGGCGCTGGACATTGAGATTGAACATCTGAACTTCTGGAATCATGGGTTCAGCAACCAGGGGCTCAAGTCCTACATGATCGACCATGTCTTGCCATTCCTGACAGAGCGGGCCCAGAAGTACGCAGACATGATCTCGGGCGGTGATCTCCAGATCCGGTTCCTGCCCAACAAGGAACTCAAGAGTGGTGAGAAGCGCAACCAGTTCACAGTCGATGTGAAGAACCGGAATGGTGCTGACGTGTACCACGGCAACAGTGATGGTGAGCGTGGGCGCATCAATCAGGCCATCTCCTGGGCGTTTGGTGATCTGGCAGCCAGTCGTTCCCACAAGTCGATTCGGTTCAAGGCGCTGGATGAACCGTACGAGAACATCGATTCAACAGGTGGTGATCTGTTGATGAAGCTGCTACATGCAGTTGTCCCAGAGTACGAAACCATCATGTGCATCACGCACTTGACGGATCTGAAGAATCAATTCCCAAGTGAGGTAACAGTCAAGAAAGAGAACGGATTTTCAAGATTTGTGTAGGCAGCTCATCGGTGAGGCTGGTTTGAGGGGTGGCGCACCACACTGTACCCGGCAGGGTCAGTCACTGGGGAAGACGCTCCATCCGATAGCGACTCAGACCAATTGTGTAACGAGGAAGGTCGATTAGACACCGACCGTGGTGCGGGCACTCGCGCTTGTAAACAGCCGGTGAGTTGCCTACACAAATCTTGCAGGAGATGAAAAATGGATGAAAAAATTGAAATGCATGGAATCGGATGGGCAGTGAAGCAGATGCAGAATAGTAATCAGGTCACTCGACTGGGCTGGAATGGCAAGGATATGTGGATTGCCATTGAGAATCCTGATGAGGAAAGTGACATGGATTTGTCCTACGTCTACATGCGTACGGTGAACGGGAATCTGATTCCCTGGCTGTGCAGTCAGTCCGACCTGCTCGCCACAGATTGGCAACTGGCATGACTGACGATGCCGAAAAGCGTCTCGATCCCACAGGGGACATGGACAATGAAAAACCACCTGAAGAGGTGTTGGAGGGGGCCAAGCAGGCAGCAAAAGACCGCTGGTTGGCCATCTTCATCCAGCTGTCCAAGTCGAAGAGGTTCAAACACTACGTGCTGAACAACTTCGACATCATCGATAATATCGACGAAGAAACACGCACCATCGAAACCTTGGTGATTGAGAAGCCAGAATCGGTGGGGCCCTCGCTGACGAGTTCACAGGTGCAGACGATGGTCACTATTCTGAAGCAATATGGATGTTCGTCGCCAACGAAGGCATTTAGCGCTATCATGGCGGCGCTGGGGAAGGGCAAGGTTGCGTCGATTGTCCCTGCCTCGATGGAAGATCTGCAACAGATCAAAGACCAAGACGACGCGAAGAAAAAATTGGACTGAAAAAGGAAACGCAAATGACTGACAAATTGGAAATGATTGCAAAATCGGAAATCATCGTGGTGCTGGATCGATCCGGTTCGATGACCGGGCTCAAGGCAGACATGGAGGGCGGTTTCGACACCTTCATCGAGGAACAGAAGAAGGAAAAATCAGACGCCTGCACGGTGTCGCTGTACCAGTTTGATGACAAGTACAACGTTGTCTACGAGAACAAGGCACTTGAGGAAGTGCCGAAGTTGAATCTCAACCCTCGTGGGGGCACAGCATTGCTTGACGCTGTTGGCAAGACGATAGGTGCGGTTACCGACAGGTACGCGGAGCTGGATGAGAAAGAACGCCCGTCCAAGGTGATCTTCATGATCATCACTGATGGTGAAGAGAACTCGTCCAGGGAGTTCAATCGGGACCAGATCAAGACATTGATCGAATCCAGTGAGAAGAAAAAGGACTGGCAGTTCGTTTACCTGGGTGCAGATGCGAAAGCGTTTGACGAGGCAACGTCGATGGGTGTGGCTGTGGCATCCAACTACACTCCGTCGTCAGCTGGTGTGCATCGGTTGTTTTCAGCAAATGCGATGTCAGCGCGGAGCTACAGAAGTTCTCCGATTGGTGCGAAGTACAGCGTTGCCAGGGACCTGACAGACGAGACAGCAGACAAACTGGACGTTGACCCAGATCCTGGTCTGAATCAGTTGCTGGATGAGACAAAGTCCAGTGACTCCAAAGAAAACACACCTGACAGTAAGTGATCATTCTGGCCGTTGACCCCGGCCCGGAAGAATCTGCTTGGGTTCTCTACAACACAGAGAAGCAGGAAATTCTGGGGAAGGCGAAGGAGGATAATGACTCTGTCCTCCTTCGCCTGACCTACCCTGAAGTGAGTATCGATTATCTGGTCATTGAAATGATCGCTTCGTATGGCATGGCAGTTGGTGAGTCAGTGTTTGAGACGTGTGTCTGGATTGGGCGGTTCATGCAGAAGTGGAAACAGTCCCAACCAGGAAAAGTGGAACGCATCAAACGGAAACAGATTGTGATGGAGGTCTGTGGGTCTCCCCGCGCCAAAGACAGCAACGTGAGACAAGCCATGATCGATAAATTTGGTCCACCAGGTACGAAGAAGAATCCTGGCAAGACACACGGATTCAGCAAGGACTTGTGGGCTGCTTTGGCAGTTGCAGTAGGGTGGTGGGACCGTAAAGCGAGGACAAAATGACAAAGAAGCAAGAACCTGTGAAAGTACCAATCTGCCCATCGTGCAACCAACCGTTTGTACGATGTCAGTGCAAAGAAAACGACCTGAAGAAGTGACAGCTGAGCGGGTATTTGTTGCCTGCGATGTCTCGAACCTCTGGAGAATCAGTCGTGTGAAACACGGCGCGCGTACCCGTCTCGACTTTCAAATTCTGAGTCAGGTTGTTCCGTCGATCTGGTATCCAGCCCCAGTTGAACAGTACATCGTGGCCTACATGGTCACGACGCCGAAACAGCGCCATCACGCTTTTCATATGGCCCTGCGGGAGTACGGATACAGAGTTCGTGAACGAATGATGTCGAGGACCAAGGCAGACAACAAGCCCACGAAGACGGACTGGGATGTCGGGATCACGATTGACGCTCTGGACCGGATGGATGCGTACGACACGTTTGTTCTGATGAGTGGGGACGGAGACTTCAGCCAGCTACTCCGACATCTTCGGCAAAACGGGAAACAGACAATGGTCCTGTGTTTTGACCTTGGATTGTCGCGCGATTTGTACGATAAAAGTGACAACGTCCGCTTGTTGGACGATTCGACTGTGTACTGGAAATGATTACTGTTTTCTGCGACGGCAGCATTCAACCACCGAACCCTGGAGGGCACGGCTACACCGGCTGGGTTGCGAAGAATCTGACTGGCGAGGTCATCTACAAGCACAGCGACGATCTAGGCACGCACAAACTGATGTCCAACAACGTCGCAGAGTACATGGCTGTGGCGTCAGCTCTGCAGTGGTTGATCGCGAACAAGCTGAACAACCACAAGGTCTCTGTCAGGACTGATAGCCAGCTCATTGTCAGGCAGCTGTGTGGGATCTACGAGTGCCATGCACCTCATCTGAAGGGCCTGAAGGACATGTGCCTGAAGTACGCTCTGCAGTTTGGTGATACGGTCCAGTACATCTGGATCCCACGGGACAGCAACTGGGAAGCTGACGAGATGTCCAAAAGCCTCTGGTACGATGGGCGTCGAATGAAGAAGCTTCGAAAGGCCAACAGAAAGTGACCAGAATCCACAGAATTGAACCGCCGATGCTCTCCCTGAAGACGCGTCGCATGACTGGGAAGGCGTGGGTGGAGAGCAGAATAGAACCTGGTGACCGGCTATTCCTCCACGGGGCTGCCAGGATACCTGGAAGGAAAGATGGACCGTGTGACACCATTGCACTGGTGTACACACTGAACCGCGTTCAGGGGCTGGAGAAGCTGCGACAGGATGTGCGCACGGTGATGAAGTTTCTCAAGCCGGGAGGTCGACTTGTTGCGGTGGCACGTGCCTGTGACTCAGGGCAAGAATTGGCGCAGCGCATGGTAGAGAGCTGTTATTCGCCTCGCAAGATCCCCGTGACCAACCTAACCAACAAGGAAATCGTGGCTTTACGTCCCAATCGTGCTGTATTCTTGCAGTCATTCGTATCTCACAGGGTAGTAGGCCAGAATCAGTCGGTACAAAGATTTGTGCAACGCGTTTTACAGACAGATGATGAGATCCGTGATGATTTGACGCTACCGGACATTTTCCCGGTGAAACTCTTGGACGTGGGACTGGAATGGCAAAAAAACGAATCTTGATAGACCTTGACGGGATCTGCGCCGACATGGCTGCCCCGTTGTTGGACCGGTACAACAACGAGCACGACGACACCGTCAGGCATGCCGACATCACAACTTGGGGGATTCACGAGCATGTGAAAATTGGGCACCGCATCTACGATTATGCTCGTGAGCCAGGGTTCTACGAGAACCTTCCTGTCTTCGACGGTGCGCTGGAGGGTGTGGAACAGCTGGCACAGATGGGACATGCCATTCGTTTTTGCTCTGCTGGAATGGGACCTGACAGTTTGGCTGAGAAGCTTCGTTGGTGTGCTCACCACTTTGGGCACTTGCACATAGAGGGCAAGAAATTCAATCGACGCCACCTGATCCTCACGCACGACAAGCACTGGATCAACGCCGACATTCTGATTGACGACAAGCCAGAGACAATTGCGAAGTGGGCGAAGTCTGGGCGCGAGGCGATGTTTATCGATTGGCCGTACAACAAACATTTGGGTAGCTGTGGGTTTGCTGCACAGGACTGGACAAACACCAAGAAAGCGTGGGGTCAGATTGTTGACTACATCGCGGAGATCTCATGAAGGCTGCTGAGATTGCGTTGCAGCGTGTGGCGTTGCGGGACCTCCATGAGTTCCCGAATAACCCGAATGAGCAGGATAACCTGACGTTCAACAATCTGATAAACGACATCCAGGAGGATGGGTATGACGAAGCGATGGCTGTCGTGCCTCGCAACGTCTTTGATGAAGAGCTGGACGGCTATTACGTGGTTTCTGGGAACCACCGTCTTCGGGCGCTGGGGAAACTGGGGTACACGTCTGCAGATGTGGCAGTCAAATCCTGGGATGCGGAAGAGTCGAAGGTCAAGGTCATGCGCCGCAACATGATTCGCGGCCAACCGAACCCACAGAAGTTCACGAAGTTGGTGGACTCCATCAAGACCCCATACACGGAAGACCAGCTCGCAGATGCGATGGGCTTCACTGATATCGACAAGTTTGCAGAGTTGTACAACAAGGAAACTGAGAATCGAAAGTCGAAGCGCGACGACGTTTCGACTGACCCTGCGCAACTGTTTGATGGGATGACGACCATCATCAACAAATTGTTCGAAGAGTACGGGGACACAGTCCCGTACAACTTCATGTTTTTCCTGCTGGGTGGAAAGATTCACTGCACGGTCCAGGCCAACAAGAAGCTCAAGAAGTTGCTCACGAAGGTCTCGAAGAAGTGTGTGAAAGACAACAAGAGTATCAATGATGTCCTTACAGGTCTTTTGGCAATCGGAATGGAAGAAGCCAAATTCGGACGACGGAACTACGACGAAGCTCGTGTTTTCGCGGCTTCAGGAGAAGACGGACCCGAAGAGCAGTGGGAAGTCACTTTCGGAAAACCTGAAGAAGATCTCGACTTTGCCCAAGGCGAGATCGGAAGGAACGAATAGCATGGCTGGGTCAATGGGAGACGCTGTCTGTTGTGGCTGGAAAGAAGCCCCGATAGACAACGAAGGCATTCCACAGATAACACTGATCAAGCGCAAGGGTTTCATAGCGCATGTGAAGTACGTCTTTCTGCGGGTTCTCTGCGCACCGATGGACTTGATTGGTCTGACCATTGTCCTCACGGTGGGAATCTTGTGGGGCAAGAAGGCCAACGCGATGGGGTTCGACAATCGTGTCTTCTGGGCACAGATAGACGAGGACTCCTGGCCAGGCAAAACCTGGTACAGACCGTGGGGCGCTACCACATTTGCCCACAACGTCATGTTTGGTCGGAATGGACAGATCCATCGACCTGACTTGTGGGCACACGAATTGAATCACGTCGAGCAGTACGAGGCTGAAGCTGTGCAGGCGACAGCAATTGTTTCTGTGTTTGGTCTTCTCAAGTTGCTGGGAATCCCCGCAGAAGCTCTTTTGTACATGTTCATGATGTTCCTGATGGCTTTCAACGGCCTGACGGTGTTCGGCTCTGCAATGATCACTGCGTGGTTGCGTGGTGAGGACGCCTACAGTGGCAGCCACCTCGAAGAAGCCAGCAGAGCCCGTGTTGAGACTAATTTCAAAGCGTAATGGACAGTGATACACAGAAGCCGCGCCCACGCAGACGCCCAATAAAGGTTCGAGCTGAGCCTGCCAAAGCTCCTGCGTACCTGCAGGGCATCAGGCCCCTGGACCCCAAAGAGGAACTGGCGAAGGCAACACCTGAACAGCTATCGCAGCTGTACTACACGAGTTTTGCTCTGTGGGCGCAGTACAGCGGGGTGGAGGTGGACAACCACGTCTTCAGTTTCGACGATCACAGGTATCTGCTGCCAATCTACAAGGACACCAGCAAAGAAATGGCCTGGATGAAGTCCGCACAGATGGGTGCGACGGTCTACGAGGTGCTTCGTCTGTTGTGGTTTTGTCGGTACAGAACCCTGAAGGCGGCTCTGTACTTCCCTACGCAGGAAGGTGTCCAACTGCTGTCGAAAGACCGTCTGGCACCTCTCATTCAGTCCATTCCGGAACTACGCTCAGCAGTCAGAGAGACAGAATCGAAAGACAGCCAGAGCCTCAAGCAGATCAAGAACATCGACGAGAAGATTTCATCACTGTACATGATGTACCTGGGAGGCAAGGCGTCCAAGGACTCAGTGCCGCTTGATGTCCTGGCATTCGACGAAGTGCGACTGGTCAATTCGACAGACATCGATCAGGCGATGGAGCGCATCAGTCACAGCACGTACAAGTACAAGATGTTTGTCTCCACGGCTGGGTACCCGAATCTGGACATCCATCGTCGGTTCCTACAAGGCAACCAGCAATACTGGCATGTCAAGTGCAACTGTTTGGATGGTTTTATCCCATCTGAGGTGTTTCCTGAGTGTGTTGTGGACACAGGCAAAGAGGTCTAC